CCCTGGATATTGACGACACTCTCCCCCGACAGGGTGAGAGCCTCACCACCTGCAACTGCTAAGGCGAAGAATAGGCTCATTAGGTTGAGATATCCCCAGCTATGCACCAGACATCGGCTGCTGTCTTGTAAAGGATTGCTGTACCACCTGCGGTGACGGTATCTGATGCAGCACTTCCCCCTGCAGGGTGGAACACTGACACCAGTGTCACTGAGGTATCGGCTGTCACTGTCAGTACCTGTGTGGCATGCTTGACATTCAGTATGACTGGTGTGCCAATCGGTAGGGCTGTAGTAGCATTCAGTGGGAGTGTCAGTGTGGCTGTACCTGTGAACTCCATGATCGAGTTCATATCAGCTGCTGCTAATGTTTGGGTTGTCTGTGCTGTCTGGGAGCGCAGTCCCATGTCCTGTACTGCGATCTCCTTAGGAGCCCCACCATCCTCTACGAGGAATGTATCGGTAGCTGCCAGAGCATTACCTTCCATCGTGGTCAGGGAACTCATGTCAAACACTGGCGCACCACTGGTAAGACCTACAGGATTACTGGAGGTGACTGCAACATCAGTGATCTGCAGATTGGTGGTACTGAACTCAAGTCCGTTACCAGCTGCAAGCCATGCCGTAGCGCCAGCTCCATCATCCCAGAACAGAATCTTGTCAGCTCCGGCATCCTCAAGGTCCTGAATCCCCAGATGCTCCATGGTGATCACCCCGTCACCGAAGGCGAGGCCATCCGTGAAGGTGAACCCAATGACAGCTCCGGCGGAATCATCCCAGCCAAGTACTGTGTCAGCATTGGGATCAGCCAATGCTTGGATATCCCCAAGCATCCCACCATTCTCAGTCAGCACGTCATTCAGCGTACTGGGGGTGATGAGTACCGTGTTGGATGACAGGGCTTGGGCCTGTACCGTGCTGGCACGGTCAGTGCTGTCATACTTGGTGGCGATAGCAGTAGAGATGGCTGAGAGTTCAGCGTCTACATCTGACCCCAGGATGATCTTCTCTGCATCACCAGCAGACAAAGCATCTTTGGCTGTGAAGTTTGTAATTTGGGAATAGTCACTCATGCAGCTCTACCTATCTTAGCAAATAGTTCTACTTGCTGAATTGAAAATGAGGTATCAACACTCGCGCTGATGCCTACCTTAAAATATTGTCCTGTAGCCCTTGCAGGGATACGTGTGATCGTCAGGCTGATAGGGCCTGACCACTCGTCTGTCCCCCACAGGGATGTCCCCCACTCTGAGGCACCAGAAGGTGCCGAGAATGCCTTAGAATAGCTCTGAAGAGCTGTGTCGAAGTCTGTGGACCACTTGTACACCACATTCCCATCAAGGGATGTGAAGATGATAGCCCCGATCCTCTTGAGAATCTTGAGCCTGTTACCTAATTCCTCACCAAGCTCCAGCCATGGGGATTCATAGTCGATGGCAATGCTTGTCCCATCATCTGTGAGGCCAGAATACTTGTAAATATTGCCTGCCCCTCCCATCAGGAGATCGCCATTCTCTCTGGCACTCCATGACGAGGGAGCTAAGTCCCACTTGAACACAGGGTATAAGTGTTCGTCTGCAACATCCCCGTAGGGGGAGCTGGTGTCGAAGGCGTAGCTGATACTCTGATCTGTTAAGGTGAGGATATATACCTCTTCCTTCTCGTCATACGCGCTGCGCAGAGTTCCGGCAGCTGCTGCACGGTACGATGTCATAAGGTCTGTGGTGATGGCCTTGCTGACTGTCGCTGTGGGATTGGAGCGTTCCTGGATCACTCTCTGCAGGGACTGTACACCTGTCAGGGAAAGATATAGCAGCTCAGTCTCGCCGATAGGCTGGACTGTCTGCTGGTCCACGCAGCCTGTGCCAGATATAACATCTACCACATATGCGTTACTTGGGTTGAGTCCCAGCTCTGAGCCAGAACCATCGATGATGAACACAATGTGCCGCATCCCGAAGACCACCAATGCTCCGTTAAAGCCCACGATGGCTGTGATACGATCCTGTCCATCTGTCCAGATGTTGCTGAAGTCGATGCTACCAGCCCCTGATCCACCCCAGTCAGCCTCATCCAATAATCCACTATAAAGCAAGTTAGCATTATCTGAATTGTCAACCTGCCACACCCTGCCATAGGCAACTCCGGCAATGCCAGACGTAGAGGCCGTCCCAGAGGACTCTGAGACTGTGGCAAAGGTTGTCCCTGTGTAAAGGGCGAGCTTCTGCCCCGACTGGAAGGCAAGGCACTTGTCATTGAAGTTACGAAACCACCATGTACCATTGGTATCTGTCAGGGAGCCAGAGACATCATTCCCTTCAGGGTCATCAATGTCATTGCCAATACCTCCATCCCATGCAGAGATGATCTCTGTGGTGCCCGCAGCTACCTTGTACTCAAACAGGGACTCCACGTTGGGCGTACTTGTGATGGCTGTGGCGGTCTGGTCTGTCTGCCCAAGTCGTGAGGAGAGTAACCCTTCCTTGTTGATCCGGAGGTTGGTAGCCACTGAGCAGAATGCCGGAGGGAGTAACCTACCTCTGGCTTCTCGGTTCACTCCAAGGATGCCCGGAGTGACAAGATCGATTGTGTGTAACTGTTGCGCCATTATTCAGGAACCAGGTTATAGTCGCCTTGTTCTGCCGCATCCAGTGCGACAGCATCACGTAATGCCTTTAGCTCCTTAGCCTCGCTGAATTGGGAGTTGATCCCCAGCTCTTCCCCTCTCTCCTCAAGGATGTAGCGTATCAGCCCCATCTCGATAGGACGTACTGGAACCTTGATAGCGGTAGCCAAGTCAGCTTCAACAGCGGCATCTAGCCTGTCCTGTGGAGTGACCAGGAAGATGCTGATTGACTTGGTAGACGCGGGAGTTGGATGGACGTACAACGTCAACCCATCGCCTGCTGTGTTATCCAAGGCAAACCAGTACGGATCGGCTGTGTTGCCGGTATCCATCTTTCTGCGATACAGGAGTTCAGCTAAATCGAGTTCATATAAAGGGACAGGATTGCTGGAGTCAGTTACATCGAAGCAGAGAGCTTGTTCCATCCCTCTGTGCGGTTCCTGAATCCTAACAACCCTGCTAGTTTCCTTGCCACCTGTGACAGATCCAGTACCATCTGCACCCCCACTGTCAGGGATTGTGATACTAACCGTCACCTGGTGACGCAATGCTCTCCAATTATGTGCTGCTTCAACTTCCTCTTTGATCTGGTTAGCCATCTCTGCAACGAGAAGATGCTGCTTATCGGATACCGCTGTCGTGGAATCGGCAATCTCATCCTCGCCTGTTATGCGGAGTGCTCTGTTTAGAAGTTGCTTAAGTGTTACTGCCATTATCTTCTCTCTAAAATTATTGCATCAATTTGAGCTAGATCAAAGTCAGCCGTGACATTACTTCCGTCATTCCACGTAGAGTCCTGACTGCCAGTTATACGTTTCCACTCTGTGGCTCCTCCAGGAAGTCCGGATACTGTGACTGATGTGGCAGAACCTGCATCATCGTTGTCCGTGTTAAGGATCACAAGACCGTTATCAAACTCTCTCCACCAGATGTTGGTGCTCTGTTGGGGGGTGCGTTGTACAGCGTCAATGGGCTGCCCTAGCCATCCCTTGCTGAGCCCTGTGGTGCCGGTATTAATCAGCCCAGTCTCATCCATCAGCGGAGTTCTACGATAGTTCTGATTCCCCTTATTGAGGGCAAAGAACCCATTGTCCATCAGAACTGTTGCGAATCCCCACCTAGCCAGATTCAGAACTGACCCTGAACTGGTTGGGTTGTACCCATCATCCAGATCAACTCGCCAATCCATCGTGCAAAGATGTGGCTCTGCAGTTGACAGCATGGCTTGAACATACGCATTATATGCCTGCTGCCAACTCCCCGTATTCAGGGGGTTCTGCGTACCATCTGAGAACACTCGGCTTCTAGGATGATTAGTAGGGAGAGAGCTATTCTGGACATGCCCTATTTGAATCTTCTGGTAATATTCGTCATAGACGTACGGCAAAAAACTCATGTCCGTGGCATTATTGCCCCGCGCATGCTCACTGATATTGCCCCCAGTGTTTATCCCTGTGTGCTCATCCCTAAAGACATCCAGATAGGCTTCATGCCCCTCTCGCCACTTCGTGGCAGCCTCCTCTCCTGGCCCGCCATCATCCCAGTCATCCTCGGCATCTTCATTGACTCCATCACCATCCCAATCAATATTGGAGGCTTTGTAGTTATAGCGCATAACATCACTGTAGATACCTACGCTACCAGGATTGCCATCCTTGGGAGTCGTTATGTACAGAGATTCTGCGAGGATATATTTACCGAAGTACTGTGGGTAACGATCCCCATTGCCATCAACCGTAGTATAGTCAGTAATGTTAATACCGAAGCTGTCTCCAGCACCTGTGGTGAAGACAATATACTTGTCTCCATCCTTGTTCCTCAACCACCAGTCATTGACTGGATCACCTGTGCTGTTGTAGGGCTCCTCGTCATTCTCAGCATCCCAGTAAGTTGCTGCGCCAGTAGGCCCTGTCTCAGTGAATACCTTGCTTGCATGTGTCCCATTTAGGCGATGCTCAATGACATCGGTATACTCACTGATGTAGATGTTAGGATTGGAGGTGATGAGATCATCGTACATCTCTTGCCTGCTGAGATAACTGTTGTCGCCGTTATCCCATGGACCGTCTGCAGACATTCTCAGGTTGACATAGTCAGCCAGTCCTAGGTTCGTTCTCAGTGCTGGTCCTGGAGCTGCCACAAGATAAGCATCAAAGTTGCCGATCATGTCGAAACTCACTCTAGGAAAGTCCAGCGTATCAAAGAGTGGTGGGTCTGGAGGTCCTGCTACGCCTCCTCCAGTCATTGTCATCATTTGGAGGAGATGAGTGCTCATGCTACTTCCAGGAAGGACAGTCGAGTCCCATCACTATCCTGATAGGTATTAGTTGAGGCCCCATCTGCTCGTACCACACTGAGGCGGAACTTGTCCCCCGTAGTGACACTAAGGATTGTAGTAATAGTCCCAGATGTGCCAGAGTCATAGCCTCGTACATACATCTCGGCGCTACAGCCATTGACCTCAGCATAGCCTCCTCCTGAGTCTTCCTCGATATACATCCTGTAGGAGCTACGAAGGTTATCTACGTCTGCCTGATTCAGCCCAACATCTGCTACGATCAGGAAGACTGCTGTTTTATTGACCGTCACTGCGTTAGAGGCTAGAGAGAAGATAGCCCCATCAGAGTTAATCTGAGTCTGATCTAACGTGCATACCTGCGGCCCTGCTGCCAGCGATGTGAAGCCGCCAGTATTCAGAAAGAAGCTGGCATGCTCCGGAGTAGTCGAGGATGCGGCTCCATCTGTGGCGGAGTAGCGCCACTTTGTGGCAGTAACCTTCTGCACGACTGCAACATTGTGATCAGTCAGCGTCCGGCTGCCTGTCGTGCCATCAGTCCCTTCTAGGGTATCTGTGGTGATAGCAATCGTCAGATCATCACCACCATCATTGCTGATCGCTATAGTTGTACCAATCTTGAAGGGGACTGCTGAGTTTGCTGGGATGGTGATTGTTTCTCCAGCTCCACCCGATTCCTTGGAGATCGTTCGACCATCATCTGATGAAACCAGCGTATAGGACCCATTCTGGACATTGATTTCGCCTGTATGGCGATGTCCTAATGTGCTATACCTTCGATCCGAACTCATCTTCTGGCTTTTCCTTCAGTGTCCACCCAAAGCCGTGCTCTTGCACAAATATCCGGCCAGGAGGAGCGTAGTTATGAAAGTCCTGTGGACGGACCAAAGTAGACTCCCCCCAGTTGCGGGAAGGTTTCCTCCCCTTGTTCAGGGAGATGATGACTGGCATGTGTGTCCAGCCTAGCTGCTCCAGTGCCCAGTATCTGTTTGTTCCAAAGGCGATGTACATGGAGGGGTTCCTCCCCTCGTTAGCATCACCCCAGCGGTGCATGTTGAATGCGCCCTTTGGAGAGTGTCCATAGATCAGGATCGGATATCTCAGTCCCTCTTCCTGGATACTCTCTAAAAGACGTACCCTCCACTTCAGCTTCCTATCCCTAGGTCGCCGAAGCGGAAGGTCCATCGGGAAGTGAGGGATGTACCATAAGTTGTACCGATCAACATCCAGTACAATGTCTGGTTTCATCCCCCCTTTCCTTCTATCGCTTACGTGGCTGGTACTACACCATTCAGGAACGAAGTCGGACGAACCGTCTTCTGTCCCCAGATCATGTCAACCGTCAACAGATCAGCCAAGTATTCCTGCTTGTACTGAGACTGTGAGCGAACGCCCATCTGCTCAACCAGTACGAGGGCATCTTTCTGCCAGCACTGGAACAAGTTGACTTGAGCCGAACCTGCGGAGTTGTCTACCTGCGGGAGGTTCGTCGAAACGAAGACTTCCATACCGTAGACATCACCAATCAGACCGTTGCGGATCGTGTTGCCTGCACCGGTCTCGCCAACAAAGGCTTGCTCGGTGAAGCGCGACAGACCCAGGAGGTCAGACTTGACAATCGTCGGGACCAGCAATACGCGACCGGCCATCGGGGCATCAACATCGTCGAGTGCCTTGATGAGTACGCGGATACCCGCGTCACTGATGTCCGTAGATGTGCCTTGATCCCACGTTGTACCGTCACCTTCGTAGATCGTACCCGTTACATCCATGTCATCTTGAATGATGTTAGATGTAATCGTGGTCAGAGTCATGTCAGCGCGACAGCCTTCGTAGATCAACTGCCGGTCTACTTCCTTGGCGATAGCATAGCCACCGTCATCCGTGTAGAACCTGCGGAGAGATTCGAGAGCCTGTACGTCAACCATGTCTTCGATCAGACGAGAGTATTCGTAGTGCTTGTTAATGGAGATATCAACGCCACTATCCGTGCCATGTGCCAGGAACGTAACGATGGTATCAGCCGACTTAGCAGCCGCGTCGCCGCGCGTTGGAGTCGGGACTTTAATTGTGTCACCTTTCTTACCCCGGTGATTGAGGCGGCGGCAGTTGTTTGCTACTACAAGATTTGCCTTGTATGCAGCAATAACTTCGTCCGACCACAATTCCGGAATAAAATTAGGGACTTCGGAGGCGATAATATGTTCTGTGCCGAATGCCATTTTTCTATACCTTTAAGGGGGGTTGGGGGAAATAAAAATTATTTGACGCGTCCCTGAGAATAAGCCGCCATGATTTCCTGCTGGAATGCCGGATCACTGTATGCTTCCGGGTCATCCAGTTTAAGTCGAATCAAGTCTATTCTGCGGTATACCTTACCCTGTGGGGCATCACCTGTAGTAGATGCGCCAGTAGTCACTGTACTTGCCTTTCTTGCTGCTTCGAGGTTCTCGTCTGCCACTTCATCCTCCTCCTGGTCTGGAGTCGTCTGATGAGAGGACTTCCACTCGTCTAGCAGCTCCGTGCCTGCACTGAAGTCTTTGTTGTAGGCTTGTACGGCAGCTCTGCGGCGCAGAGGGGATGCCTTCACCCATTCAACGAATTCTTCTGACTTGGCGATCTCACCAGCATCCGGGTGCTTCTGTGCAAACTCGGCACTAGCTGCCTCGTATGCCTCTGCATCCTTCTCCTGCTGGCGTTTGCGTTCTGCTGCGGTTAATCGTGCATCTACGACCTTCGCAACAGCTTCGGTAGGGTTGTCAAGCATATCAGTTGATGACAGTTCGGGGAGGTTGTCTTCCTCGATGTCTGCTGGGTTTGCTCCACCTTTCAGTAAGTCATCAGTGCGCTTCAGGTCAAGCAACTTATCCGTAAGCTGCCGATACTGTCCCACCTCATTAGATTTCCTACCAAGCTCTGATTCTGCATTCCGATGCATTTCGATAACATCGTCCTTGCTTTTACCAGAATACTTATCTTTGCGTACTTCTTCCTTCGGGGCCTCTGGTTCGGGCTTTTCCTCTGGCTGTATTGCGTCTGATAGGTCTTGTTTGAGTTGGGTCAAATCACCCGGTTCGTTGTTCTGATCAACTAGCGTGTTCATAAAGTTTACTCCATTCCGTCAATTAAGATTATGAAAGGGATTGAAAAATAACACTCGGAGAGTTAGCCTCCAGGCGCACGGTTGTAGTATTCACCTTCCCCGTG